TGGTTCATCAATGGCTGTGTGTACTGCTACACCTGCTTCGGATGCGCCTACTGCTTTGCCCAGTGCAGTATCTGCACTGACTCTGTATGTTACTGTGTTTGGTGTAAACACATAAGAACCATTTTCTAATTTCCAAGGCTTTTGTGGATGGAACAATAAATCACCTTGAACATAGCCGCGAAAATCCTCAGGCACTGTACGTCTTATCAAAGGAAACAACTGTGCATACAAATCAGCAAGCTCTTCTCTGCCGCCGCCTCTGCGTTGTGCTAGCAAGTCAGACATTTGTGCTGGACTTGTTGCTAGCCCTACACCACCTGATTTTAAGAAGCCGCCTTTGTCTGTTAACACAAATTCGCCGCGTTCGTTGCGACCAAATATAATTGCAGGTTTGCCGTCCCATTTGATTGTGTTGGTTTTGGCAGGTTCTGCTGCGGCACGTTGTATACCAGCAAGTGCTTGTGTAATGCCTTTGCTGCCATGATCAAATACCAAATCTTCAGGATGCTCAATGCGCACACCTTCAGTTAGTTTGTATGGTGTGTAGGGATTTTCTGTGATCACTTCCATGCCTTGGTGAACAATTCTATCACGCAGTCTTGCAAGCCAATGAGCCCCACCTTCGTTGATTTCTTCAAACTGGAATCCTTCACGTTCAGCATACCCACGGAAGTCTGCTATTTTTTGTTCACGTTTAGGATCACGAGCAAGTGCCTTCATGATCTTTTCAACACTGCCTAACGGTGTTCTGTCTGTGGCACCCGGAATAAACAGTTTTGCAACTTCATCTGGATTGTCAGTGACCAGTTCATTGGTAGCTCTGTTAACCAATCCAACGTTTTGATTTATCTTGTAGCCCATGCTTTTAGCAATGCTTGCTAACAGTATAGCTCGTGTCACACCTTTGAAGTTGCTGTCATGATCCTGTGTTAAGTACCATTTCTGAAAGTCTGGTTTTTGTAAAAACATAAAATCTGTTTGTACATAACCTCTGTCAGGATTGCCTGCAATAGGTGTTTTAAGATGTATATTGATACCTGTAGCAGACACCCATTCTTTTGGCTCAAATCCGTGACTGGTTGCCCAAGATTCTAGTTTGGATCTAAACTGACCTTTGTCTACTTTGCCGGCATCCACTGCTAGATCTAAATCGCCTGATGTTGCTGCGACACCTGTACTGCCTAGCATGTTGTTTAGCAATTCAAGTCCAGTTAGTTGTTCTAACCAAGCCACAGTGGGTTTTACATCTGTTTGATTGATGCGTTGTGTTGCTGGCTTACCCTCAGCGTCTTTGAATTCGTTGCCACCTTCATTTAGTTTCATGCCGTTGCCGTTTGTGGTTGCTGTCCAAAACCAGTGTCTGGTGTTCGTTTGGTTGGCCCTTCAAGGTATGCTATAATTGCATCTTTGAGTTTTGAATTTTGTTTAGCCTGCGAAACAATAACTTCAACTTGATCCATTGGTGCGTCTTTGGGAACTTCAAGTCCAGCAGTTTTAAATGCTGCTTGTACAGAACGTGGATCAATGCCAAACCCTGTAAGGAACTCTGCAACCTTTTCATCGTTGTTTGGTGAGCCTGCTTTTTCCCAAGCCTTCATGAGTTTGTCAACTGTGACTTTGGTTGTGATGTTTTTGCCGACTGTTGCTGCTTGTTGTGCAACTGCACTTGCACCTTTTTTAATTGCATCGCCTGCTGCACCAGCTGCACTCTTGGCTGCGCCAGCTACTGCACTGCCTGCTTTCTTGATCATGTCACCAATTGGTGCTTCGTCAACATACTGTGATTCTACCAATGGCTGTTTGTATGCCACTGCGGTGAACAATTTGAAGATAGCTGTTTCTGATAGTGTATTCTGGCCAGAATAATCAACACTCTGGTTCATGGGGCTGGCGGCATACACTCCTTCAATGCGAAACTGATCAGCCGCGCCTGCTACATTGTCAGCCAACCAAGTGGTTGCTTCTTGGCTGCCTACGTCAAGTCCTGTTGCAGTAAATGCTGACATTTCGTCTGGTGTTAAAAACAAATTACCTCTAAGAAAACCACCATCAAATGAAGTCGACCACTTACTATTCACATCACCTGCAAATTCGATTGAATTTTTGAGCTTGTCCAACATTTCTCCGCCCATACTAACGGAGCCAGGACTGCCTCTGGCCGCCAATGCGTCTGATATTTTATTAACTTCCACATCAACAATGTAATCTTGCATTCCTGCATCATCCAGCTTAAGAACTTCCTTGGCTTTGGCAAAGTCAACACCTCCGCCACTTACGCCTTGCATGTCATCGCTGGTAATAGAGCCAGATATTTCTGCTGCTGTTGCTGGGTCTCCAGAGAACATGTCGCCAATCTTGTCTGATATTACACCAGTAAGATAACCAATAGCTGCTGTTTTGAGGCCTTTACCAACGGCAGTTGAAAGTTTTTCACCTTTCATAAGTTCTACACTACCGCGCAATAGTTGACCAGCAATAGCACCGCCAGTACCCCCAGTGCCAATACCAGCTAGAATAGTAAGCACTGTGATAATTGCATTTGTTTTGCCTGGATTCTCCTTGGCCCATTCGCCCATTGCAGTTAGATTTTTTTCTAACTCAGGAAACTTTTGACTTACAGTTGTTTTGAGTTTTTCAAATTGTCCGTCAAAGGCTTTAACAGGAGCAGTATTGGCCAGTGCTTTACCAACCTTGGCTATACCGTCATTGACTGCATCTACAACGTCTTTGCCCTTGCCAACTATTGTGCGATTACTACCGCTAGCAGTTGCATTTTGTTCTACTGCACCAAACAGTGCGTTGATTTGTGCTGTGCTAAGTTGTGCTTCACGCAATACGCGGTTGATATTTCTTGCACTGGCTTTGGCTTCAAGAATTGTTTTACGCTGCGAAGTATCCATTCCTTTGCAGATAGACTCAACGAGTTGATTATAGGCCACACGTTCTTCAATAAGTTTTGCTTCGTTTAGTTTCATGCTGACAACTCCTTCTTGAGTCTGCCTTTGTCGTAGTCGCTGAGGCCATCAATACTTGAACGTGTTTCTGCTGGAATCATTGCAACTAACTTATCGTAAAGTGGATCAGTGGGCTTGACTTTTTGTCCGGCAATTTTTAAATCTGGTTTTTTAGTTGGTGCGTCAGCGCCAGTTTTTGCTGCAATGTCCTGTGCAGTTTTTGCTGGCTCTGCTGCTGGTTTTTCTGTACCAGTTGCTGCTGGGTCCTGACCTTTTGGTGTATTGATCAGTGTAGTGGTTGTACCTTGTGCTTTGGCTTTTGCTTGGATATCAGCAATGGCTTTTTTAGCACCCGGACTGTTTGCAGGAATAGCAGTTGGTTTGCCGTCTACGCCTGCAATAACATCTTTGCCGCTGGCGCTTTTAACAATGCTACCTGGTGCAGCACCTGCTGCTGGTTTTTGTCCAGGCACTTGTGTAGCACCTGGCGCGCCGCCGCCAGTTGCAGTAACCTTTGGTGCTGCGCTTGCTGCTGGCTGTGCTGCGCCACTTGCTGCTGGCTGTGCTGCGCCACTTGCTGCTGGCTGTGCTGCGCCACTTGCTGCTGGCTGTGCTGCGCCACTTGCTGCTGGCTGTGCTGCGCCACTTGCTGCTGGCTGTGCTGCTTGAGTTGTGTCAGCTGCTTTTGCAGCGGCTCTTTTATCGGCTGCCATGCCTGCAACGGTGGTTCCTGCTGCGGCTGCGGCTTGTTGCTTTTTTGTGCCAGTTGCAACGTCATAACCCTGTACTTTGCTTTTTAAATCTCCAACTGCACCAACTCCACGTCCTACAGCTTGCAGGCCTTTCATTACAGCAGACCCGCCAGCTTTTGCTGCACCTGCTGCGGCTTGTGCAGCCGAAGTGTCTTTGTAGTTGTCGCCAGCAATTGCTTTGGCTGTGCTTTGTTTTGTAGCATCTCTGCTGCCGCTGTATGCTTGCGAAATACCTTGCCCAACGCCTTTAACTGCACCAACTGCTTTGCCAACGCCGCCAGCAATTTTGCCAATACCTTTGGCAATGTCTAATTCTTGTAGTTGTTGATGCTGATACTCGCTTAGTTGTGCAAGTAAAGTTTCTTGTATTAATTGCTCATTACTTCTCATCTGTTCGTCTCACTGACCTTGAAAATTTGTTAGGGTCACGCAGTCGAATTGCATTTAGCAATTTACGGTGTAGATTTTCAGCTTGCTCAGTATCATATAGCTCTTCAATTTGTTCCATTAAACGCACGGCACTGGCAATAACATTGCTGGCACGACTTTCAACAATATACTTGCGTTCTTCAAGTTTACTGTAACGTTCAGTGTAGATACCATCAAGTTCTTCAAAAATACTACGAGTCTTTTTCTGCATCTGTTTACCCTTTGTTGTATTTATGTTTTTGTTGTACTAGACGTGATGGTTTCTTATTGTGTTTAGTCGGCTAATATAGTTTTAAGTATTGTATGGTTCGCTACATTTCCACATAGTACGGTTCAATATGTTTGTAAAACTCAGGCATATAATTTTTAATATCAATACCTTTAAGTGCATCTTGCCTTTTAACTTCAGCAAGCATTAGATAAAACTGTAATTCATCGTCAGGTTTGTGATTTTGTATAAAAATATTGTCTGGGTATAATAACTTTATTTCTTTTGGAAAAGCACTAGGAGCAAAGTAAGTTGGACTAGACACAACATTAAACCCATTTGGTAAATTTATTTGTTTAAACCAGGCAAGAGTTTCTTCTATGTACATTACATTCAGATTGCTTACTGTGTAACTAACACTTGTGTTATACGCAAAATTTCTAAAAGAGTCAATATTTTCTAAAGTTTTAGTCCACGACAATGGATACCGCATGTATTCGAATACACTACCGGTACCGTCGATACTAAAATTGATACTGAGTTTTTTGAAACGTTTTAAAATATCAAGTTTGCTGCCACTGGGTACTATGCTACCATTTGTAGTAATAGATATAAAACAATCAGTATTATTTGCAGATAATAATTTTTCTAAAACATACCATGTTTCTGTCTCATAGAACGGCTCGCCGCCCAACAGATTTAAAAAAATTATCTTATCCCATTCAATGGAATCGTAAACTGTTTTATCTGTTTTTACATATCGTTGGCCTGACTTTTCTTCCAATGCACCCCATGCACTGCTTGCACCAGCCCAACAAGTTGCACATGTAGCATTGCAAAGATTACTAGGAAATATTTTAAGCATACGAATAGAGTGGTCGCCACTGATTGCTTTCTGCTCAACATCACTGATATTCTCATTGGCAAAAAAATCATAACTTTTGTTTTTTATTTGCCGATCACTTTCAAGTCCGTGCTTTTCAATGGTCCAGCATTGTTGACACCAACGACTACGAATACCATTGGACATATCTCTACGCACTTCTTCAATATCGTGATCCTCTGGTAACAAACAGCAACTGGTTTCTTTTCCAGTTTTCATTATTTCTCTATTAAAAAAAGGCAACACACAAAAATAATCGTTTGGCATGTATCTATCCTTTTTGCTTGATGCCAGCAGCTGGCACGTCTTTTTGTACCATTTGACTGTAGATACCATCAAGTTCTTCAAAAATACTACGAGTCTTTTTCTGCATCTGTTTACCCTTTGTTGTACTTATGTTTTCTGACACGAACCACAATTATCGTCACAGATCACTAAACGTCCGTTTTCATAGGATTTTTCTTGCCATTTCTGTTCTACTCCGGTAAACCATTTTATGCAATGTTCGATACTGTATTCGACAGCATTGTTTTCCATTATCAATGGCAGAATTTGTGCATTGGCTGCTTGATGGTATTGTCCTTTGCCATACGTTTCGGGATAAAATCCCATATAACAACAAGGACTAACATCCCCATTTGCTGCAATATAAATGCTGTTACGTTCAACTGTTTCGCATGTTAAATTATTACTAGGAGTTCTACCTGGAAGTATATCTTCTAGCAGTATATCGTCTTGAGTTTTACTGGCAAACAGTTTATCAAAATCAGTTTCGCCTGTGTAGTTACCGAGTACACGACTAAGGTTGCCATTTTGATCAAACACTGGCGCAGTATCTCTGCCACCATCAATTAGATCAAAATTAGTAAAGCCCATTTGTTTACTTAATTGTCTACATTCTTCAATTTGATGCTCATTGTGTTTGAATTTGATCATTTGCCAAACTGCATTGCCGCCTTCATCAATGAATGCTTGTGCATTTTTTATTACAGTTTTCCACAATGTGTTTTGTCTATACAGACTGTGCGTATCTTCTAAACCATCTAGTGCAAAATGCACTTCGCAATTAAGTCTTGCAAACTGTCTCCACCAGCGCACATCTCTTGCGCCGCCATTGCTATTGATATTGATACACATGTCTTTGTTGTGTTCGCGAAAATATTCCACAATGTGTATTGCTTCTGGGTTCATTACTATGTCCCCATAATTTCCGTTAATGCGGATTCTGGTTAACTGTTTTAAAAACTCTGGTTGAAATATTTTTTTAGCATTGGCAAGGGTGAGGTACAATTCTGGATAGCCGCCGTTATATGGATATCCCCAAAAGTTTCGTGGGCACCACGGACAACTTGCATTGCATAGTGTGGCTATCTCTAAATGCACATCTCGAATGTCTTGATAACTGATCATTTTACGGCTGATTGATTATTCAATTCAATTATCATCCTTTTTGCTTGATGCCAGCAAGCATCTGTTTAAGTTTGCTACTTTGCACTTCAGCTTCTACTTTGGGTACGTCTGCTGGCATACTGTCAGTTACGTCTTTTTGTACCATTTGACTTTTGGCTTTAAGCCCTGCCATGATTGAACTTGCTGCTGGCTGTCCTTGTGCTGCTTCGTCGCCACCGCTATCTGTAATTCGCATAGTGTCAATGTTGTAGTCGAGATCAATCTTTTGTCCAACGCCTGTACTGCTACGCGATTTCATGCACTGGATTTGATAGCGTCCTCTTTCTCTCATTGCTCTGCTTGTAAAGATACCAAACACATTGTCAGCAGTGTTAATCTTTGAGATACCACCTGATATATGACTGTGATCAAATTCAACTTCTTCTACTGCACCTCTATTTAACTGCGATGCTGTTACCATTAACATGCCCAGTTCCTGCGACAGGTTACGCAGTTCTTCACTTACATACTTGTCCTTAACAAACAGATCGCTTGGGCTAACCTTTGTGCTAACTGGCATAAGCAAATCCAAGTAATCAATCATGATAAAGTCTACTTTGATGTTAGTTTGTATTTGCACTTCTTTTAAATACGCTCTGATATCATTGATGTTGCTTTGTGCTGGCAATGCTTTTACACGATACTCGCCGAACTTTTTGCCCATCATTTTTACTTTCATGGCCGCAGTGTCCATGTCTTTGCGTATTTCTTTTGTGCTGGTGTTGGTCAGCATTGCATCAGTTCTCAAACTGGTAAGCTCTTCACTCAATTCAAGACTGATATACACACCACTAAGTCCTTGCTGCAACCAGTTTAGTGCCAAGTTCATCATAACCAAACTTTTGCCTGATCCTGAGCCGCCTGCAAAGATGTTTAGTTCTCCACGGCTAAATCCACCATACAACAATCTATCCAGTTGTGGCCAGCCTGTGCTTACTTGTCCGCCGCTGTTAAAGTACTTGTCAATTCTGGCTTTAGGATCTGCAAAATAGTTTGTGCCCATATCTTTGGTCAGTGACACTTGCACTGCATCCTTGATCAGCTTTTCAACTGGACCATAGTCGCCTTTTTCCAGCAAGTCTGCACTTTTGAGAATAGCACGTTCCAGTTCACTGCGCTTTGTAAAACTTTCAAACTCGCTTAAAAACCAATCAGTGTGTCCCTCATTGAGATCTGGAATCTCCTGTAAGTTTGTTCCTGTAACTGCTTTTAACTGTGAACGCTCCGGAAGTGTTTTGTGTTTGTCAACATGATCAGAAATAAACTCTGCCACCTCACGCAAGTCTCTGTCAAAGTTTTCCACATTGAAAATGTTTTGCACACGCAGATAGCTTTCTGCATCTTGCATTATCATTTCTAGGAATAATTTTTGTACATCATAGGTGTAATCGGTGAT